GCGGTGGAAACGTTCTGTGTTCCAATCTGATTTCAATCAAGACAAAGGCTTGGCTTTACTCTTTTCGCTGCAAATTTTCGAGAGACAGAATTGTTAAAACCACATATCCTGCTGAATATTCCCCGGCATTTATCTCGCTTATTGAGCGATATTGACTATCTTTGTTTTCAAAGCAAGAGTATGATCAACTTCGATGAATATATACGCCAAGGCGAGCCGCAGAAGCGGGAGAAAGGATATGCGTGGCAGACTGCTATCGGCTTGCAGGCCGTCGACGGGCTGAAGCCGTCCGAATACCTGATTGAAACCGCGCGCAAGGACATCGAGGGCGAAATTACAATCGACGAAGCCGAGCAACTCATAAAGAGTTACTACCAGTCGAAAGAAGCACGTACTCCCGAAGATGCGGAAACGCATGAAGCAGATACGGCATCGACCAATATTCGTCGGCTTCTTACCGAAAAGACCTTCGCTTTTACGCTTGTCGGACTGACATCGATTCATCGTCGGATATTCGACGGTGTATTCAAGTTTGCAGGGCAAATCCGCGATTATAATATCACAAAAAAGGAGTGGGTACTCCGTGGAGATACGGTGCTCTATGTTTCTGCGCCTGATATTCGTAAAGCTATTGAATACGACTTGGAGCAGGAACGCCGGTTCGATTATTCTAAAGTAGACCGAAACGGTCTTGTGAACCATATCGCCCAATTCGTATCGGGGCTGTGGCAAATCCATCCGTTCGGTGAGGGTAATACCCGAACTACTGCCGTGTTTACGATTCTCTACCTCCGTTATATGGGCTTCGATGTAACGAACGACTTGTTTGCCAACCATTCGTGGTACTTCCGCAATGCACTGGTACGAGCAAATTATCAGAACGTCCAAAAAGGCATTATGCGTAATTCCGAATATTTGAAGCGGTTCTTTCGCAATCTTCTATTGGGCGAAACTAATGAATTGCGGAATCGATATATGGTGGTTAATGCTCCGGAAGAACTGGTTACAGAGCAAGCACAGCATAATGACCGTACAAGTACCGAACAACCTACCGTACAAGTAACCGAACAAGTTCGCGCTTTATTGCTCGCTATATCAAATGAGCAATTATCGCTAAAAGGAATAATGGAGAAGGTCGGACTGAAGCATCGACCGACATTTTTGGATAATTATATAAACCCGGCTTTTGATGGCGGCTTTCTCAAAGTTCTATATCCTGACAAACCCAATCATCCTCGACAAAAATATTTGCTGACCGCAAAAGGGTTGACATTATGTAACGAAATCTTAAACAATAAATAATCAGATTACAAAAAGCCAAGGCTTTATTCGGACTATAGCCGGAAAAGCCTTGATTCGTTCATAATTATCAATTCAATCGCTGCGTCCGCATTTTAGTCTTCAATGATTTGACATGACTAATTGAGAAATAAATGTTTTAACAAAAAAATAAGAAATTATGGTAACATAGTATTTATTTGAAAAAGATAAGATTCGTGATTGAAATAATCGTGTTACTTTAAAAATTGCCTTCTTAAATCCATTAATTGGCATTGTTCTCTTGAATATAGTTTGGACGATTTTAGTTTTTCCAATACAGTTTTCAATGGTTCTGCCAATCCTAATTTCTCAGCAACTTCATCTGCTTTCAATTCAACCATCAGACTATTAGCATTTGTTAAATTTTCATTGAAATAATGGATTATATGCCCAACTTCATGGGCAATAGCCGCCAATTTTTCTTTTTCAGTAAAATTCAATGTTTCACACAATGTTGGTGAAAAAATAATAGCTGCAAATATTATACGCTGTTCATCTACAATTTTGACATCAACAGAATATAAGAATGTATCGTTCTTTGTATCTTCGAGTATTGTAACTCCATCTAATTGTTTATATTGATCTATTGTATAACAATCAATATGAAATAGTTCTAAGTGTGTATACTCTCTGTATAATATGGTTTTGAATTGTTGTTCAAAATTTTGAAAAACATTCTCTGAAGTATGATTTAGAAATAACTTTTTGACCAAATGAGACATTGCTTACCGCTAATCAATTATAATTGGTTGTCACGATAATTTTCTATCGCTAACATTCTTGATTTTTCTTTAGTCCAGCGAGGTTCTTGGATTTGTGCGATAGTTCTTTCTACTTCATATAGTTTAGATGTATCCCCCCACTCAATGAAATGGACAAGTGCCTTAACAATATCTATACACTCAGTAAAATGATTCTTTATTTGGTTTTCTGTAAATCTAAGAACGAACCAATTGTTTGATAAGAAATAGTTGTTCCTTTCTTCATCTCCGCAACCTATATAATGAATTTCTTTCTTTGTTTTATATTCGTAAGGTTCATCTATTTCCAAATCAATTGGACACGAGCAACCATTATGCAAAACCAAATCAGGAGAATAAGCATCAAGCGATTTGTCCATCTTGATGTAAGACGGAAATTCTTTCATTAATGCGTAGAATAGTTTGTCTTCTGATGCTCCTCGTTGAGGACGCATCAGACAATCTTCTATTTTGAGATTATTGAGTAAACAACGTTTAAAAATGGTCGGAACTATAAGTTTTGCATATTTATCAAGAAGTGCTGCTTGAGAATTTAATCGTTGTGTGAATTCTAATTCTTTATTTTCATATTCTTCTCTTAATTTTCGATATGCCTTGATGTCTTTTTGATACTTCTCTTGCGCTTCCTGCTCTAATTGTTTGATTTCTGGTTGCGTTAGTTTTCTTGTGCGTATTTTTGACTCAAGTTTACCCACATTCATTTTATGTGCCATTAATAAAACGAAAGGAATCCATAATATAGCAACAATTATACCTAACCCAGGATCTTTTGGTGATATAAAAAATGCAGGAAGAGTAAAAAGAAATGCCACTATAATAAAAGGAATGAGACATCCCCAATTACGTGTTTTATAAAATTCAGTTTTTTCTGTGGGAATTTCGGGTATTGATGGGACTGTCGCATCTTTAGGATTATACGGATGAACCAAGAATTCCCAATCATCACCTTTAAGGTTTAATTGTTTTGCAACATTCAAAAAATCATGCAAATAAATATGATTTTTGTCATTCATTGTAACGCCAATAGAACCTATCATGAACTTTTTGGAAAGTTGTTCACGAAGTAATTGAGGATACAATATTATAGGATAGCGATTGTCACTTTGCAGTCTTTGTAGCAATATGACATCTTGAACATATTTATCATTTTTCAAATGATATTTTTCTCTGAAAGATTCCCAATTAAGATTTTCGACCATTTATACAAATTCAATTTTATGCAGTTACAAAAGTACAAAAAATCCGTGATATATTTTACGTAAAATGCTAATATTGCGAATTTTATTGTGGTATAATTTGAAATGGTTTTGTTTTGGAAGTTGTTGAACAATAAAATCTTGTCTTAGTTTCTCCAACTGTTCCTTTAACCATTTCCTAATCGGTTGCAAGTTCATTGTAAGGGCAAACCTACCTTTGTCAGTGATCACTTTAGCTCTGATCTCTTTTGTCATGAATTTCCATTTGTGTTCCTCCGAATAGAGTTCACCGCTATATTCAAGATTCAAGCGGCTTGCCCATCATCAGCACTGTTGTCTATTCTTGATTGAAACCTACGGTAAAGCAGAAGCTTTCGAGATTGAGCATACCCTTGATTTTGGGAAACCATTTCAGGGTCTTGTTTAACAAGACAGTAAGCTTTGATACCTCTTTCTTAGCTTGCTTGAGTTCCTCTTGTGTCACTTCCATTTGGCCTTGGAATTTTCCTATGCCTGTAACTGCTCTGTTTGCTGTATTAGATCAAGGCAATACTGCCGTGTGGTGATATGCCTCACTTCCGAGCCGTCAATGCCGCACGTCTGTTATCCAAATTCCCTTACTCATATTTCATCCTTATAGGTTACAACTAAAAATTTACCAAATGGCATTTGGGCTGAATAGGTCTTAAATACACTCTCATATTCTATGTTAAGCATTTGCCAAAGCCATTTTGATTCAGGCTTGCCTGTATGCCACGAAATGACTTTCAGGGGAGCCTAATACCCCAACAACCTTAAGTTGTCGGGAGGGTTGCCATGCAATCTGCAAGCAGAGATGAAAGGATTATCTAATCCAGATAGGTTTGTAGAGTGGTAAACTTATTGGCAAAGCCTCCTATTCCTTTCCGGTACTCTGCGTTCGGTATATTACATAGACGATGGCAGACCAGAGGGAAAAAGAAAGAGTTTGTTACTCATAATTGTTTCTTGCCAGTCATACATCGAACTGTTTTACCGGTTGTGGATTATTCTGCGTATTTTTCTTTGGCAACTGCTCCCTTTGCCATCACAACTTTCCCATATTATACGCGCAGATAAAAGCCGGTTTTTGGCTGCTGTTTTGCTTACCAACCCTTCTCGATTTTCTTTTCAGTTGTTTGCGCGAAAATGGTTTAGTTTAGTTTTTCTCCCTTATAAAAGTAAACTGAATTATATATGCACGCGCGACCGGTAAACTTTAGTCGAATAATCCGTTTACCAAATTGACTGCATCGTCCTTTTTCTGATTGATGATTTTGGCATACACCTGCGTCATCTTCACATCTGCATGACCGAGCAGTTTGGAGGTCGTGTAGAGGTCTGCACCGAGCGTCAGCATCATCGTCGCGAACGTGTGGCGGCTTGTATGGAAAGTGATAGGCTGTGCAAGGAAAAGCGGACAGGTGAAGATAAAACGTAAACCGTTTGAAATGAGCATTGTTTCAGTGTTCTGCCAAGTTGGAAAAATGCAAATGACAACGAAATATTGAGGTTGTTCAGTTACCAAACCGTTAGCCGGGCAGTTACCGAAACAGGAATAGGTAACGGCAGGCAATGAAAAGAAATCCTCACCGTTTTGTTTGCGCTCATACACAATGTTTTGCATATCAAGGAACGCTTATACGGCAAGTAATTTTGCACTAAAAAATATAAGCGTATGAAAGTAGAAAAATTCAAGGTGTTGCTCTACCTCAAAAAGAGCGGACTGGACAAATCGGGAAAGGCTCCCATCATGGGGCGCATCACGGTAAACCGCACAATGGCACAGTTCGGATGCAAGCTGTCCTGCACTCCCGAATTATGGAATCCCCGTGAAAGCCGTCTGAACGGAAAGAGCAAAAAGGCGGTTGAAACCAACGCCAAGATTGAGAAACTGCTGCTTGCCATCAATTCCGCATTTGATTCTCTTTTGGAGCGCAAGCAGGAGTTTGACGCTACGGCAGTCAAGGACATGTTTCAGGGGAGCATGGATAAGCAGATGACCCTGTTGAAACAGTTTGACCGTATCAACGAGGACTTGAAATCGCGTATAGGCATCGACCGTGCCGAGGGAACATACTCCAAGTATTACTACACACGGCAGATTCTCGCAGGGTTCATCCGTGAGAGATTCAAGACGGAGGATGTCGCCTTCGGGCAACTTTACGAGCGGTTCATCTGGGATTTTCAGGACTATGTGCTCGATGAGAAGAAACAATCCCTGCAATCCGTGCGCCATTACCTTGCCCTTTTGAAGAAGGTATGCCGCATCGCCTACAAGGAGGGACATTCCGAACGCTATTTCTTCTGCAACTTCAAGCTGCCGAAACAGGAAATCAGCGCACCGAAGGCACTCACACGGGAGGAGTTTGTGAAAGTACGTGACGTGGAAATATCCGTGCGCCGCAGGCCCTCGCTTGCCCTCACCCGTGACCTGTTCCTGTTTGCCTGCTACACCGGAACAGCGTATGCCGATACCGTGTCCATCACGCGGGACAATCTCTTTTCCGACGATGACGGGAACCTGTGGCTGAAATACCACCGCAAGAAAAACGAGTACCTCGCACGGGTGAAACTGCTTCCCGAAGCGATTGCACTATTGGACAAATACAAGGACGAATTACGGGAAACACTTCTGCCTGTTCAGGACTACCGCGTGTTGAGAGCCAACATGAAGAGCCTCCGTGTACTGGCAGGAATCAAAACCGATATCGTCTATCATGTCGGACGCCATAGTTTCGCAAGCCTGATAACGCTTGAAGAGGGTGTACCTATCGAAACCATCAGCCGAATGTTGGGACACACCAATATCCAGACAACGCAAATTTACGCCCGTGTGACTCCGAAGAAACTTTTTGAGGACATGGACACATTTATCAAAGCGACCAAAGACTTGGTGCTTGTTCTCTGATGCAACTATTTAATCAAGTTCAATAAGATAATCAGTTATGCGCAGTACATTCAAACAACTCTATTACATCAACCGCAGCAAGGTGAAAGCTAATGGTACGACCGCCATTTGGTGCAGAATCTCCATAGATGGCAAACAGGCGGTGCTTTCCACGGGTATTTATTGCAATCCAGATGATTGGAACAGTAAAAAGGGCGAGGTAAAGGACGTTCGCACAAACGGACGGTTAAGCCAATACCGCCAACACATTGAAGATACATACGACACCATACTGAAAGAACAGGGTGTTGTCAGTGCGGAATTGCTGAAAAACACCATAGTGGCGGAAAGCTCCTTGCCCACAACCCTGTTACAAACAGGCAAACAAGAGCTGGAGAGGTTGAAGAAACGCTCTGTCGAGATACAATCACGCTCCACTTACCGACAATCCATTATCTTTCAGGACTGTATCAGGCTGTACATAGAATCGGTGTATGACATGCAGGATATACCGTTGGAGGAAATAACGGAAGGGTTCGGCAACGATTACAAGACATTCCTGTTAAAGGACTTGGGATGCAGCACAGACAAGATGAACAAGTGCCTGTGCTGGCTCAACAGGTTGTTGTATCTTGCAGTGGACAGGGAAATCATACGTGCCAACCCTATCGAGGACGTGGAATATGAAAAGAAGAATCCTCCAAAGCTGAAACATATCAGCCGTAACGAATTGAAACGCCTGATGGCAACTCCGTTTGAGGACAGTAACATGGAATTGGCACGGCGTATGTTTATCTTTTCGAGTTTCTGCGGTCTGGCGTATGTGGATATACACAGGCTCTATCCGCACCATATCGGGGAGGCTGCGGACGGCAGGAAATATATCCGCAAAAAAAGAGGTAAGACCAACGTGGAAGCATTTGTTCCGTTGCATCCCGTGGCAGAGCGTATATTGTCGCTTTACAACACGACCGATGATACCAACCCCGTTTTCCCTTTGCCCATCCGTGATATACTTTGGCATGAGGTGCATTCCATCGGTAACGCACTGGAGTTTGAAGAAAATCTCTCCCATCACCAAGCCCGGCACACCTTCGGAACCCTGTTGATTTCCGCTGGCATTTCGATAGAGAGCATCGCCAAGATGATGGGACATACAAATATCACCAGTTCCCAAGTCTATGCAAAAATCACAGATGACAAGATTTCCAAGGACATGGACAAGCTGATGGAACGGAGAAAGAAAATATCGGCCGGCGAAAAGATAAACAGCGAAAATAACAAACATCAAATCAACCCATTATGAACAGAGGTATAATAACAATCAGTGAAAAGGGTGTGGTCATTATGCCGACCGCACCCGTGTGGATGACACAATTTGAGATAGCCGACCTATTCGGAATATTCTCATGCGATGTCCGCAAAGCGATTCATACCATTTACAAGAACAAGGAACTGAACGAATTTGACACGATGAAGTATCTCAAGCAACCGGATGGCATCAGTTACGATGTCTATAACATTGAAGTGATTATAGCCGTTGCATTCAGGATATGCAGTAAAGAGAGTGTCTTGTTCAGACGGTTTATAATAAATGAAATTAGCACCATTAAGAAAGCTACACCGATTACACTGTTTGTTGCCAGCGTCAGAGGTAAT